GTGCTGTCTCCAATGGTAAGGTGTAAGACTGACCATTGTTCCACAATGTGGTTTCAGTTCTGCCGACCTTGCCCTCTGCCTCAAAGCGGAGAAGAAGTCCGGCTCTTGTTGCCTTGTCAAGCCACATCGGAACTCCGCCAATGCTGAACTCGTTGACCGCCTCGCTGCTATCGTAGGCGAGGATTTCCTCTACCTTGTTAGCCTTGATGTCCTCAAGGGTTGGCACATAGACAGGAGTAACATACTCCACCCATCCATCTGCGAGAATCATTGCCTCGGTTGGGTTGAATGTCTGCTTTCCGTTGCTGCGGATTACGATGTCATCCGCAAACTTGATGATAGTCTTGCCATCTATAACTTTGCTATATCTTTTCATATTATTCGTTGTATTCGCTTAAAGGTTTAATTTTTGTAGCAAAATTTTTCCAATACGAAGCAATTTTATAATCCTCAAGCAAGTTGTCTGGAACATATAATTCTTGTAAACCTGTGAGACCTGTCAGAGAATTGGAAGTAGCCGAAATCACTTTAGCCGGGTTCAATATTCTAAGCCTCCGTAAATTGGGACAGCCTGGGTCGGTAAATGTCTTCCATCCAAATGTGGATAGATTTTCCGGCAATGTCAAATCACTAAATTTACATCCAGAAAATGCCTTATCAGCAAGATATGTGACCGATGTAAAATATTGAAATTCATTGAAACTCTTAATGTCCGCACTATTGAACCATGTGCTTATCGAAGATACAGAAGCAGCATCCTCCGGTGTGATGTACTCTCCATTACCAACACCTTTAGCGAACAAAATCTGCTCCACTTGAGTGTCGGCAAATTGGATGCGAGGAATTCCGGCAGTCGGATGTGCCTGTCCTCCTCTGCGGAGGAAAGTCAAACCAAGACCACTCATACCTACACCTCCCAAGATGTTGCAACCGCAAGATTATTCAAGATTGTCACTTGATAAGTCCTTCCGGCTTTGACATTGAACTTTGAATCCGACTCAACAGGGAATGCCACCGAATCCGGCATTGTTATGGTTGTCGGTGCTGCTGCCGGAGACTTGAACTGAAAGGCATAGTTAGCAGCCTTGCCCTCCAATGGTGCTTCAAAACCGATGGCAAGATTCGCAACCTCTCCGAAGTCATAGAGTTTGTCCGGCTGAAGAATTGCAGCACCACCTTGAATGGTAACGACCTCAATATGTGGTGCGACCTCTACCTTGAGGACTGCATCCTGTATCTGCTCTTGCAGACCTTGCCACTCTTGGTCTAATTGGGCGAGTTTCCCTTCAGTCGCATCAACCATGTCATTGAGGACACGATTCAGCACCGATCCGGTGATGCCCTGCTCCCCATTGGGAGTGATGTTGGCATCTATCGTACTTTTGATTTCTTCCATAATCTTATTTTTCCGTTATATATAAATTGCCAATCTTCCGTAATTACCACGACACGATATTATAGGAGACTCCCACACCGACATATGGAGCGAGTCTCACATCATTACCGACCATCACTCCGTATCCGGCTTGAACACCGACTCCCCATCTGGTCTTCTTCACCACCTTGACAGGGATCTCCTTCGTGATTGTCCTGGTCGTTACGAAATGCTGAACGGAGTCCACATGTGGCATTATGCCGGAAGCGAAGACTCTCGCATACTCATCCTTCCACACCACCTGTTCCCTCTGCATGTTCAGATAGATGGTATCGTGGCGCATGATGGTGTCATACTTCTCCACCATCACAGGATACTTCTGCAATACCACTCTTTCCTCCACAATCGGCTTGTACTGCGTTATCGTATCGTGGACATACATAGTGTCCACTCGCTCAATGATGACCTCCTGTGCTTCGTTTCTGCCCTTTGTGCGACCAAAGAGATAGGAAACCACCATAACTGCAAAGACTGCGACAATTGCAATCAGCATCTTCCTAATAATATCGGTTGCCATAGTAGTATTGTATTCCATGCAAGATTGCTCTTGCGATTCTCTTTTTGCTGACCTCCTCCTGGAGCCATCTGCATTCCTCAAGGTTGTCATAGAAGAAGTTCTCCAACAGGACAGCCGGACATGATGTCCTCTTGATGATGTAGAAGTCCGACTCCTTGTCCGGATCTCCGTCACTCACATCTCTGCGAATCCTCCTGTCCTTGAACTCCTCCTCAAACGCATCATAGAGGCATTTGGCTGCTATGTCACTCCTGGTGTTTCCCTTTGTGGTATAGCATTCCCATCCCTGTGCAGACATCCATCTCTCTCCGTTTCCGGCAGCATTGGAATGGATGGAGAGCAGAAGGACATTGTGTGCGCCATGAAGGGAGCAGACCTCATTCACCCTTCTCACCCTGGTCTTGAGTGGGATGTCGTTTGTCTCGGTCACGACCATATCCACATCAAACCCATACTCAACAAGGAGATCGTAGAGCATTCCCGCAATCTCCCTGTTCCACAGGTATTCAAGGAATGCTCCGTCCGGAGACCTCTTCCCTGGTGTGTCAATGCCATGTCCGGCATCTATCAGTATCCTCATGACATCAGCTCCTTGATTCGTTCAATAAGGTAAGGAGTTGCCATCGCAGTCGTTGCAATCGCAGCAATGGCGAAGACTCCATGCATGTCATAGAAGAGATATGCCACACCACCGATGGCAGCGAGAGCATACAGGCATATACATGCGAAGCAATAGAATTTCCTCAATATGTTATTCTTCATCTCTTGATATTTCAATAGTTGTGTCACCTCTTGAGATCTTCGCATACCCTGCGACCTCAATGATGATGGGAATCTGCGCCAATGTGCCGAATGCGAAGAGGAGTCCGGCTGCGGTCAGCACACTACCATCAATGACTCCCATCGGAGGAGTGAAGAATCCTCCAATCAATAGACCTATTGTCACGATTAAGCAAATCCAGAACGGAATAGTTTTCTTGTGTCCTTGTTTCATGGTTTAATATATTGCCACCTCCTTGCGTGGGTTGACAGCTCCACACAGGGAGGATGAGATTGCATTGAGTGATACATTGCAGAATACACCTGCACATTCATCGGTGAATCGTTGGTTGAATGGTTGGATGGTATAGGAATCCACCTCGATGTCCATCTCATCAAGGAGAGAGAGGACTGCCCTCATCACCTCGCATCCGGTTGACTGAACATCAATCCTATTGCTTCCGTCCTCGTTCAACAAATCCACATAGAAGAAGGTGAACGAATAGGTCTGCATTCCGGTGGAGACTCTTCCTGTATGCTGATTCTGCAACCAAGCGAAGACTCCGTAATTCAGCGAAGGAAGGGAGTTGATGCGGAACACATCATGTCGGATGATGGTATTGACAGGAGGCTGCTGAGATGCAACAGCCTCAATCGCACTTATTACATTCGCCAATGTCATGGTTACCTCCTTCTCTTGCCCCTGGCACCGCCAAGAAAGAATCCACATGTCGCAGCAGAGTAGAGATTGCCCTTCATCCTGTAGCATGTGTTCTCATCCACCTCCGGAAAGGCTGAACGATTCTCAAGGATGTAGTTCTGAATGTCCTTGCAGTAGGCATCTGCCTTGCCTTGATAGTATTCCTTGTTTGCGAGGATCTCCTGTAATGTCGCAACCTGGAGCTGCTCATCGGTAGCCTTCACGACTCCGGCATTGCCTATCTTGTAGGACACTTTGAATGCGACCTCCACGATGGTCATGTATGCAAGGTAATATCTGCACCTGTCAAGGAGTTCCTTGCCCATCTCGCCATCCATATCTCTGCCTTCCTTCATCCTCTTGAGAAGAGCATCACCCACGATGCCCTTGAGATGGATCTCCTGTGCCTCTCGCAATGATGATGTGATATACTTGGATGCAGTATTGTCGGAGATAGATGTCACCTCCTTGACAAACTCTTCCGTTGCTATGAGAATCTCTGCCATATTACTTCACTACATTATCGGTTACACTTTCCTCATCCATTGAGAATGGCACGATGGTGAGGACTCCCTTCTGCCCATATATCTTGTCATACGCATCCGCAATCTTGCGCTGAATAGGTCTTATCTGCGTTCTATTGAAGAGACGGAAGGCTGACTCATATTCCTCTGCGGAGAATCCAAGAGACTCGGTAGGAATACCGAAGAGATTCGGATTCGCCTTGAATGCGGTAAACATCTGCTGTCTTGAATGCCTTGCAAGAGACTGATACTTCTCTCCGAAATCCTCTACCTGTACCTGTTCGATGCTTGTCGCAGTCTCCTTGCTTCCGTTCCAACAAAATGCGATTCTTCCGGCATTGGAGTGACCGGAGAATTTCTCGTTGAAGTTGTCCTCAATCTCCTGTTGCAGTTCCGGAGTAGGCTGACCATTGTTGAAGTTGATGATGTATGATCCGGAGAATCCGTTGTTGATGGCATTGAGATGGAAGTCATCAATGCACCTCTCAATCTCACATGCCTTGACTGATGCTGCATACTTCGGAGAAGGATAGACCTGTGTGCGGATGTCCTTCACGAAGAGGATGGAAGAGGCATGTCTGTTCCTCTCGGTTTCATCCATAGTCTCCCATGTGAGAGTGGTCATGAACTTCGGATATACGATGACATCCTTCTTTCCTCTCTTCTGCCAATCCTCGCAGTAGTAGAAGACATCGCATTCCTTGTTCATACGGAGGAAGCGCATGTCAATGTAGTAGACCTCGGATGGATTTCCGTCCTTGCCCCTAATGATCTGCAAAGCGAAACCGCCATACAGCTCATAATCCTTTGCGATGTCACGCACCTGCTCCACGATGGTGTCTCCCTTGACATTCATCACACCCTTGCGACCTCTCAATGGAAGGATGGTCACATCATCTCCGGCAATGTAGTCCACGCATCCGTCAATGATTGACCTCAAGGTTGCGACACCATTGTAAAGTTCCAGAAGGTAGTCCGGATACATATTGCCGTCACCCCATTCCACTATGTCCTTCCCTGCGGTCTTCTTCTCCACAGGAGAGACCATGTGGCTCTCTACATAGGGATCTATGGCTGCGAATGAGATATTCGCCCTTTCATTTCTGCTCATATATCAGTTCTTTTCGGTATATATAGACCTCGCTGATTTCGTAAAACAAAAAGACCACACTCGCAATGAATGTGGTCTTGATTTCCGTAGGGATTCCCTTAACCGATGAGAGCAGCCACGATGTCTGCCTCTACCTCATAAGGCATCTCAAGAGATGTATCCTGGAGAGTGATAGAGTATCCGTTGCGGTCACTTCTCGCTGTTCCTGTCACACCCTCTCCGGCTGTTGCCATTACAGGCTCATCCTTGCCAAGAAGCCAATACTTGCCATTGGCATCCTTTACGATGAGGACAAGCTCGTTCTGCGCCAATGCTGTGATTTCAATTCTCTTCGCAGTTTCCATGCGGTTGAACTGAAGCACAAGGTCAGTTGTCACATAGCGAACACCTGTTGCCGGATCAAGAGTATAGGTTGAAGTCATGCTTCCTGTGTTTCTTGCGAAATAGAATGCCTTGAACTTCTCCTCTCCAAGAGTGATCGCAGTCACCTTGCCCTCGGTTGCAGTAATCTCCTCGATGTACTCCTTGTTGATAGCAAGAGCCTCCACGATTCCTCCCATAGACGGCTGACAATCTCTTGCCAATCCGTTAAGTACCTGGTTACATGCCATATCTTTATTCTTTTTTCTTGTTACTAAAAAAGGGATGGGATGCACACTCCCACCCCTCGGACTATTATGGTCTTACTGCGTTGGGTTACGCAGTTGCACCTACTACCACCATGTTAGGGAAAGCAATCTGAACACCGCTGTTCCACTCTGCTGCGAGTTTGAAGTTGCGGTCATCCTGGCTCCACCAGATCTCGATTACCTCCTCATCGTTCTCCATGTCGCATCCGTAGAAGAGATTCTTTGCGAATGTACCCACGATCTTGTCGTTCACACCTGTGAGACCTGCTGTCATAACGACCTTTGCAGATGTACCAGGGAAGTAGAACTCGGTAGGAGCAGCCTCTACAGCTCCGGCATAGTGGAAGAAGTTCTTCTCAACCATCTCCATCATGAACTTGCGGTAGTTTGCCGGAGAGACATAGATCTCTGCGCCTCTCTCGATAACCTCATCCGGAAGCTCTGCGTAAACCTTTGCGATTGCGCCATAGATGCTGTCAGTAGTGATTGTCACTTCCTTAACCCCACCCTCGCCCTTTGCTATCTTGAGGAATCCGTCAACCCACTTGAGATTTGCATCAGCCGACTTGCTCTTGTCACCCTGCCACATGAGAGTCTCAATCTTCTTTGCGAGAACATTGGTAACACCCTCCATGATGTAAGCCTCAAACGGAAGCTCATGCTCTGCTGCGTTCATCTGGATGAGATACTCTGCGTACTTGCCACGAAGAGTCTTTGGACAAAGGTCAAGGTTGATCTTGATTGCAGCAGTCTCAATTGTGCGCTGAGTGAGAGCAACCTCACCTGCGTTAGAAAATGCGCAACCTGCACCATCCTGGAGAGTAGGAGCAACCTCCATGAAGTTAAGGTGAGCAGAATGCTTCACACCTGTCTGGATAGAAATGCGTGAGCGAGTGCCACCCACGAGTGCAAAGTTCTTCAGAAGAAGATCCTTGTTGTCCTGCACATATGCAGGAAGAGTTGAAACATTGAATGCCATAGTTATATAAATTTTAAATGGTTTCTTCTATGGGGAAATATACCTATCTCCCCATGTGTAAATTTTTATTTGCCCATCAGTCTTGAGAGCCTGTCAAGACCTTTATCTCCGGTCTTCTGCACCTTCACCGATGTGGTGAACTCATCGTGGGCAGCCGTTGCCATAGGAGCAGCCTTGAGTTCCTTGTTCTCCTTCTTGAGTTCCTTGATCTCCTCCTGGAGTCTCTCAATCTCTGCCTTGAGTGCTGCGACCTCCTCACTCTCTGCCGGAGTCTCCGGAGTTTCCTCTGCCATTGTCTCCTCGGTAGTCTCTTCGGTTGTCTCCTCTGCCGGAGCTGCCTCTACGATTTCTGCGACCTTGCCTTCTGCCACCTTGAGAGTCCTTCCGTCCTCAAGGACATAGTCTCCATCCTCTGCCGGAGCATTGCCCTCTTCGGTTGCCACGAACACCTCCACACCGACTGCGAGTTCTCCCTCATAGAGAAGTTCACCCTTGTCAGTTGCGATGGCGTTCATCACCTTCTCCTCTGCCGGAGTCTCTTCCACAGGAGTCTCTTCGGTTGTCTCCTCTGCTGCCTCTTCAGCAACCTCCGGAGTTTCTTCCGGTGCAACCTCTGCCTCCGGCTCCAGGATCTCGGAAACCTTGCCGTCCACCACGATGATGGTCACTCCCTCATCGGTCTTGTAGGTGTCATCTACAGCAGGAGTGCGATTGCCCTCCGCATCCTCAATGTAGACCTCATCACCGACCTTGATGTCCTCATCTCCATCCCAATTGATGACTCCCTTGTCGGTGGTCATGGAACGGAAGATTGCGAATTCCTTGAGGAATGCTGCCTCAAGGCTCTTCATGAATCTCTTTACCTTGCTCATTGTTGTCTTGTTATGTTTGTTTGAAAATTCCTCCTCCTTCTGCTCCGGCTGAATGTCAAAGACTCCCTCAAGAGAGAATCCCCTGTAAGAGCCGTCCTTGACCGACTCCCACACCTCATCGTTAAGGATGTGGAACTCTGCGAAGAGTGATCCGTCTGCGATGTCATCAAATCCCTCTACGGAGATGCCATCACCCTTGATGAAATACTGCACCATCTGCACTCCGTCCACATCGGTGTCATGCATCACATTGACATCATTCTGCCTTGACTCGGCAAGGTATTTCTCTGCCATTATGCGAATCTGCTCCGGCTTGTAGAGGATGTAATACTCGCCCATCTGCGGATGGTAACGATAGATTGGGAAATCTGCCCTCATGACCACACCACGCACAAGCCTCTTCTCATCATTCTCCACATGGTACATCATCACCTTGCGGTTGTTGTCAAATGCGAGGAAGTTGCTCATTACGGCAGGATCATCCACAAGGGAGATCTTGAACATGCCTGTCTCGGCATCCGATATGATGGCATCATAGACAGGGATGCCTCCTATTGTAAAAATTGCCATATCTCTTTTCGGTATATATAGAGATACGGCAATTTGTAAACTATTAGAATGATGACTCGGCAACCTGTACCTTGCTCTGCTGTCCGGCAGCCTCAATGTCAGACTGTAGGATGTAGACTCTCTGCTCCTTCGCCATCCTGTTGAGTCGGTCTTCCTCGGATGCCGATGTCACATTCCTAACCGACTGCAATCCTGTGTCAATGTTCGGTGCGGAGACTGATGCCGGAGTCGGTGCGGATGCAGTCGCAGTTCCTCCTCCTGTCGGATTGGTTGACTTTATCTTGTTGATGTTCGCCACTCCCATTGCAATGACGGCAGCAGCATTGGCAGCACCCACTATCTGACCGAATGGAGGAGGAAGCTGTTGAGCAGATGCGAATGCAGCCACAGCTCCGTTCAGCATGTCAATCGTAGCGGATGCGATACGGAGTGCCTTGACCTTCTTCGCATTCTTCTCTGCGTTCTTCTCATCACTCTCATACATATCTGCGAGAGCCGACATCAGTCCGGAAGTCGCATTGGCTACATCCATAGAGACTCCGACAATCTCCTCCGCAGTCATCTTGCCCTTGACCTTTGTCTGCTCTGCCAACCTGTCAAGGTTTTCCTCAAACATGGTGTTGATGTCCTCATCTACGGAAGCCATCTCTTCTGCCCACCAATCATCCATCGCAGAGATCTCTGCCTTCTCTGCATCGAACTTCGCCTTGAGCCTTGAATCTCCCTTTGCAAGAGCCTTTTCCACATCTGCGAGTTGCAGTCCTTCCTCCACTCCCTTCGCCATCTCCTTGCCGATCTCCTCTCCGGCTGCCTTCGCCTCATCCTTGACAGCCTTCGCCCTGGTGCCTTGAACGAACTTCGTTCCGGCTGTCTTGCCCTCTTCAAAGTTTGCCTTGAAGGAGAATCCTTCCTTGTAGGCATCCGCAATCTCCTGTCCTGTCTCCTTTGCGTGAGTCTTGATGTCACTCCAATTGCCCTTGAAGACATCACCGATTATCTTCGCCATTCCCTTGACGGCAGCAATGGCAGACTTGATAGGTGCTAACATGTATTGGAGGATGGCATTGCCCACTCCGGCAATCTTGCTGATGAATCCGTCCAATGCTCCGTTGCCGACCAATTCAAGCACCCAATCCACCATATTGGAGAGACCTTGCGCCACCCTCTCAAGGAGTCCGGAGAAGAAGTCCATTACAGGCTTGAGAGCATCCATCACCTTCTTCACCGCATCCATTGCAGTAGCATTGCCCTTCAATGACTCGGTTATCTTGATGATCATAGGAGCGAGAAGACCGATGATTCCCAGGATAGGCTGCTTTCCGATGAGCTGCATTGATTCGCCCACCTTGCCGATGGACTCCTTCGCTGCTCCCAATGTCGGAGGCATTTGTTTCAGAACACCTCCCCATTGATCAAACTTAGCAACAAGACCTGATACTCCGGACTCATAGTTTCCTACATTCCTCTGAAAGTTTCCCACAGAGGCATCCATGTCCTTCAGTTGCTGATTGATGTCTGCGATCTGCTTTCCAAGTCTATTCCTCTCTGCCTCATCATTGGTTGCCCTCCATGCCTGTTTGAGTTCAGCCATCTTGTGAACAAGGGAGTTGTAGGACTTGGATGCACCTATAGCAGCAGCAGACACATCAGTCATTGATGTGGCTGTCCCATGCATCGCATCCTTCAGAGCATTTTGATTCATCTGAAGGTCTTTGAGAGTATGCATATACTCGGTTGAGCCTATTTCAAGGTCTCCAAGTTTTTCTTTGAGCAATTTTATATTCTGCTTCAAATCGTTGACATTCTCTACCGCCTTTAGTGTGTCAACCTTTAATATGGTTACTACCTCTTCTGCCATGTCTATTTTGTATAATTCGTTTTGCTTTGTACCCTTATGAATTCGCACTCGGTGTCATCCCAAGTCGTGAGAGAGTGATTCCTTATTGCGTTCAGCACGAACAGCGCACCATCGTAGTAGAAGAATTTCCTCATCAGTTCCCGTCCTACTCGCAGACCTCGCAGATTGACCTTGCATGTCATCTTGAAGGTGTCATCATCGTATCGGTCTTGCTGATATGCCTTCCAATATCGGTTATAGATGGTCTCCGGCTCTCCGTCTGCCGACTTATGAAATGTTCCATTTACTCCTCTCGCAGATGGTACACCCCATTCGTAGGTCTGCTGAATCACCTCATCTCCGTCAACAACATCCACAACGCATCTTCGGAAGGATGGAAGGGATGTGACAATCCTTGAATTGGTCTCGGTGAAATTCCAACATGGCTCTCCCTCGTTGAGAGTCTGCATGTCCGGATGGTCATCGGTCAGTCGGTAGGCAAGTCTTGCCCAGGTATGCCATTGCGGAGTTTCCTTGATTCCGTTGAAGAGGAGCAGCACATCTGATCCGTCAACCGCCTTGTCATCCGCATCATGGAACTGCACCTTCGGCAGCCAATCGGAAAGCGGATAGTCAAGATTGTAGAAGAACAAGAATCTCTCATATGGGGATTCTATTGCAGTCTCCTCTATGACCTCTTCTCCGTTCTCCGTCTTCCATTGCTGAAGAGTTACCGCTTCATATCTCGGAAGATTGAAGACCTCCTCACCATTTCCGTTGTCATCCCTGTCATAATTCGCCATGAAGAGGAGATTCCTCTCTTGCACCTCCACAGCATCCTTATAGATGATCCCGTCAGTTACTCTTGTGGTCTCGCTGTTGAACTCGTTTCCTGTGTTCACTCGCTGAATAGCATAGTCTCTGCCAAAGTCCTCCTTGTATGCCTTTGCCCATTCTCCGATGGCATCACCTCCGTACTGATAGAATCGTGATTGTGCCAAGACAGGACTCATTCTAATGCCACGAACATCAATCTTGTCCGTCATGTCAATGGTCTCCTGCTCCGCATAGAACTGCGACCTGTGCATGATGGTGATGGTCTTGTTTCCAGAGTCGCAGAGGAAGACCAGACCGAACACCTTCGCAAAGGATATGAGATATTCAGCCGGACTCTTGGAAGCAGAGAGGAGGCGCACTATGGCATCTGCCTTCTGCCTGTCCTCTGCCGGAATGAGTGGAAGAGTAATCCAACCATTCCAATATAGGTCATTGTCCTCATTGAAGAAGGCAGAGTCAAGGATGACCGAATACCCTCCGTTGTTCTCAATGTCGCAGACTGCATCAAGGAGAGCCTTCACTCGGAAGACAGGTCTCTGAAGATACCATCTCAAGTCCTTCATCTCCCACTCGGTGTGCTTGTTTGCCATCACCATCAAGTTAGATGATGCGCCATCCTTCGTTGACATCACAGGCATGTTGTTGAATGACTCCCTCTCCACCAATGCCTTGTCCGCAGAGAATTTGTCCGGCAGACCATTGTAGCATGGTGCGAAGTTGATGATGTTCGCCCACCAACAATCGTAACCATCTGGACTATAGTTGTCCGGATCTGCAAGGTATGACCAACAATCTTGGAGCATGCTGTATCCTCCCACCTGTCCGAAATGTCCTGCCACCCTTGTGAATCCACCATTCACCATCTTGAATCTCATGTCTGCAAGAGTCATCGGTGTTCCGTCCTCGTTGTAGGAGAGTCCGTAGAAGAAAGAGCCAAGACCTCCGAAGAGAGTGACCTTGTACTCCACCATCTTGTCATTCCTTGAGACCTCATCCAATTTGAGATAGCCACTCTCCACGATCTCTCCCATCTCGTTGTAGATGGTGAACGGAGTCTTGCGTGTGACATCAAAGAATGCACCTGTGTAGGCATCCCCATATTGAGTCTGCCTGTCAAGACGGAAGATGTCTCCGAATATCCTGTTGTTGTTTGCCGTTCCCTTGAGAGTGATCTGCTGCGAGAACGAATTCCTCACGATGGTGGGATTGCTCAAGTCCTCCATCGTATAGTTGAAGAGGATGAAGCTCTGGTCATCCAAGTCAACCAATCGGTCTGCGATATATAGTGATACCTTCCTTCTCATTATCTTCTTATCCTGTCGTTAGCGAATGCGACCTCTATCGCATAATTCACAAGCTGCCTTCCATTGCCCTTGAATGTCTTGTGTTCGGTAGTCGTATTCGTGAGGACTACAGGCATCATCTGCCTCTTCTCAAGGTCATAGAGATACACTTCCGTAGCATTCAGCAGATGGTGCATCCTTGATGCCTCATCACCCAACAACCACGATGTGTGCAGAGTCATCCTCTTCTGAATCTCGTTCACATAGTTGACTCTGCCTCGGTTGGCAGAACTTGTATTGTCATACTCCACAACCCTCTCATGTCTCACAAGGGAGTCGGTCTCGGAATGGTTGCCCCCAATGAGAAGGGAATCCCATCCTCCGAATGCATTCACATAATACAGCGCATATCGGTTGCACTTGTTCACAACCTTGAACGATGCAGAGCCTATCCTTGCTGCGACCACATCACCGAACTGCGACAAGTCCACCTTCGCAGTAGAGGACACCCTTCCGGATGTCTTGGAGAAATCAAGGTTGAAATCGGCATTGAAGTCTGCAAGGCAGCTCATAGGGATGTACTTTGTGAAGGTCTTGCCATCTGCGAGAGTGATTGCGACATCCACGACATCCTTCGTGAAGTCCGTCCACATCAATGGCTGACGGATGTCAACCACTCCGTTGATCGGAGCAGATGATCCGGAGGCAAGGTCATGCTCTTCGTATGACCAATCATTGGTGAACTGCACCGATGCGACTACCGCCCACTCCAATCCTGTGGACATATTGACATATGCCCTCTGCACATGGAATGTCGGCATCTCTGCCGAATCCCAATTGTGCGAGAGATAGTCTGCACATATGTCATTGATGCGGACAAGGATTGAATTGGTGCCAGGCTTCTTGTGCGCCTTGCCTGTGTATATTACCTCCTCATCGCAGAGAATGCGGAACACCTCGGAATCATTGAGGCTTCCCAAGTCTACATAGAAATCTTTCCAAATAGGATGCATGTCTTTCTCTTTTCGGAAGATATAAGAAAAGAGTGCCTCGTAAATGAGACACCCCACAACAACAAAACGATGAAATAATGACACCTGCTGCGAATCACTTCGGAGCAATCAGTTTCCTTATGTAGTTTGCGACATCATGACCAAGAGCAACAGAGAGCCTCTCATGGAATATCCTGTCAAGTTCCTCCTGCGTGGTCTTGAGAGCCGGATGTGGCTCTATGCCCTCCTGCTCTATTTTGCGACCTATGAGGAAGGCGAGAGACTTCGGCGAAGGGATGTTTCCGTCCTCATCCGGTCTCGGTATGACAGGCTTGACCGAAATCCAATTGAGGATTGCTCCCACAGGTGGGAACTTGCCTGGTTTGCGACCATGCTCTATGTATTTCCAATAGTCCTGTAGAGTGAGAGTGACCTCATACGATTGGTCACCCACCACCACATTGCTCTTGATGGTGTCCGTCAGTTTCCTTGATGCGTTCTTGCGACCAAGCGCAATCTGATATTTGTATATCTCCTCGGCTTCCTTCGCATAGTCCTCAAGGACTTGCCGAAGCTCGTTCAGTTCCAACAATTGCTCATCCATGTCAGTTCCTCCTCTTCCATTTCTCTATGTCTGCCTTCTCCTTCTCTGCCTTGTCCTTCCTGTATGCGAGGATGTTGAGAAACTCTATCGCACTCATCACCCACACATCATCCCAGGAGCATCGGCATGTCTCGGAGACAAGGTCTACATTCGCAATCCATCCCCAAGTTTCAGCAAACGATCCTCCTCCTTCTGAATCTCTCGGAGCATCCTCCTCTTCTTCTCCGGATCTCTCAGCCTCATTGCCATCTCCCTGGAGTAAGTTAGTGAATCCTTGATTGATTGCCTGTACTGAACGAAAAAAAAAGCGAGTAAGGACAGCGCATCTGCCACGCAGAGATGCTCCCTCAATGCCTTCTGCACCTCAAGGACATCGTAGTCCTGGTTGTACTTCTTTCCCTTCGGAATGAGCATACAGGAGAGAATCTCCACGATGTTCCTCTCCGCATCCTTTGCGAAGGTCTGAAAGTCTATGTACTGCGCTGTGGTGATCTTGCGATAGTCTTCTATCGGAATGAGAGTGAACTTGCCCACGATGTAGGTCTTTGCAGTCAGTATCTCCCCATCATACGGATGCGAGAGATAGCGAGTCTTGGCTGCGAGTTCACGATACTCCTCCAATGGGAGATTGTAGATATCCTCCTCTGCCATTCCTGTGAGGACGGAGATGATGGACACCTGTTTGCTGATGTCCTCCAAGTCCTCTCTGCGGTCAATGTCGCAGATTTCAAGATAGAGACCGATAGGCAGGTCTCGGTAGTTGTCGATGATCTTCATTTATCTTCTTCTTTTGCCAAATGAAACATTGTAGTTGCCTTGTCCGGCTCTCTCTCCGAATCTTGTCCAGACTGCGTATCGCATCGCATCAAGGAGATGGTTGAACTTGTCAATCGGTTGGTTGAGAAGGTTGCCGTCCTTGTCCTTCGCCCATGTGTAGTTGCGCAGCTCCTCAATGAGATTGAGGGAGTCCTTTGTCACGAACAGCTTCCATCCTTGCATCCATTGTAGTTGGAACTTGAGCTTGTCACTCTTCACAGGAGCATCCTTGTCACACGCAGTCACATTGAATCCGGCTTCCCTTATGTCTGCGATGCTCTTCGGCTCTGCGCAGTCCGCATATATCTCGGTATATCTGCCGATGCCATCTGCCATGAAATCCTCTATGATGTGTCTGTTCTGCATGTGAGTCCTGTAGCATCGTTCACGCACATAGAGATGCTTTCTCTTGTGGTCTGCGAGAATCTGCACCCTTGCTGTCGGATCGTTGGTGAATCCGAAGTCAAGTCCATGTATCTCCGTCAGCGAGTCCGCATAGAGTTCCTCCTCGGTCTTCTCCCTCTCCGGCTTGTTCACTCCCTTCGGTGGGAGTCGGTCAATCTGCTCAAAGTCGTAGATGAGTCCGTCAAGAGTTCCCTCGATACCTTGTCCGTAGACCTTCCACCAATTCGCATCATCCTTGTTGCTCTCAATCTCGGCAACCTGCTCGGCAGAGAGGAACGGATTGTCCTTGTAGGTTGAACGGATGAGGATGCAGTTGTCTCTGCACTCCACCTTCTGCTGAATCCAACAAACCGATGCCGGATTGTAGTCTATGAAGATGATTGAGGATGTACGGACTGCGAGCTGTCGGAATATCTCATAGTCTATGTGATTCGCCTCGTTGATGAAGAGCCTCTTTCTCTGCGAGCCATGCACCTTCGCTGCGTTGTCTACGGAGAAGAACTCCAACTTCGCTCCATTGTCAAATGTCCAGGTGTGGTCACTCTCCATCCAATGAGGATCACCCTTGAGAGGATGCCCTATGATGTTCTCAAAGTCTCGGATCGCTCCCTTGCGTAGATGTGGAAAGGACTCCGACACCACCGATGTGATGTCTCCGGCAGAGTCCTTGTCATGAATGAGCATATACAGGAATTGCAGAGTGGAATAGGTCTTCGTTGAACGAGTTCCACCCTTGTTGGAGATATAGCGAGGCTTCTGCGTGGCTGCCTCATATATCTTCCGATATACTCTGCTGAATTCCTGGTCTGCCATTAAATGTCCAAATCTTTAATTCCTTCCACCATCTTCCTGTCCTCATCAGAACGGACAATGATGTTCCATCCCTCTCCCTTATGCTCAACCTCTGCAACCTGTCTTGGCGCACCAAAGATGCGATTGATGATTGCCATCAGCGCATTGAATCCATTCCTTCCGTTCAGTTCCTTGATGCATATCTGAAGAGCGAATCCAAGCTCCTTCGGCATTCCCTTCGCCTCATCCTCAAGATACTTCTTCGCTTCCTTCTGGTTAGGCATAGCTATGGCTGCCCACAGGACTTGGCACACCCTCTCCAATGCATCCGATGGCAGATCCTTGAGCATCCCCTTGACACTTTTCG